TTTTTACAGTTGATTCTGTTGAACCAGAATCTGTTAGCGGAAGCGTTGTTGTAAACGGACCACTTATTACTGCTGCATGGGGACACGAAGAAGACAGACCAAATTATGATGTTTTTGTAAAGTTTGATTCTGATCCCTACATACATCATGCAACAGTTGCAGGTTATTTTTATACATTTGTAAATGAAGCAAGTAGCACTGTTCGTGTTGCTATACAAATAGCAGGTACTGCAAAAACTAGAAATGCAGCACTTGAAATTTGGGAATCTGATATAACTAGCGTATAACTGGTATAATTAAATAAAGGAGCAAAATGGCTAAAATACCGTTACCAGAACGAGGTCAGCCTTTAGATGTTACATACATTTATCAATTGGCTGAGACTATCAATGATATTTCTACTCAAGTATCCTCTGCCACTTACAAAAATAGTACAATAGACACAGTAAGTGCTGGACAGCAAAACTTAAAAACCTCTGAGATCAAAATTGCAGGAGGGTTTGTTGAGGTTGCAAATAATTCAACCGTAAGCGCTGGAAACGAAAAACCTTTTGCATATGATTTTAAATCAGATTATAAGTTTCCACCAATTGCTACGGCAACAGCAGTAAATATAGGAAATACTCCTGCTGGACAAAATGTAACCGTAATTTTAAAATCTATAACTACATCAAGAGTTGAAGGAATTGTTAGATTTGGATCATCTGGAGATCTTTCTCTTGTTGTAAATATTATTGCTGTAGGTATCTCAAACTAAGGGGTAGTTTTTTGATTCTTCGTTGCAAAAAATGCAATGGCAGAATGTTTGTTGATAGACAGTATTCTAGCCAAATACACTTAGAGATATACTGCTTGTTATGTGGCAGCAGAAGGTTTTTTCATCCCCCATCAGATAGTAAGGAGGGTTTATGGCTTATGGACCAAGAAGTATTGAGAACAAAGGCTATAATAGTAAGCCTGTAATTAAAGGCAATAAAAAAATTTGGTTTCTCAATAATGACCTTGTTCGTTTTTATCACAGTTCTAGATCTACAGGCATGGTAACTATTTTTAATATTACCAAGGACAGATTAGAAACTTGTTTAAGGTCTGATTTTAGAAAAAATAGACAAAGAGCGTTTACTGTATCAGAAACTGCTCAACTTGTCAATAGACATCGTAAATATTTTCCATCATTAATAAAACGAGGAGTCATTCCTCCACCAACTGGTGCAAAAATAAACGGTGAGCGTGGATGGCAAATTAGAGCATATTATTCTGAGTCGCAAGTAAAAGAAATACGTGATATACTCGCTAGTTATCACTTGGGCAGGCCTAGAAAAGATAAATTAATTACAAATTCAACTACGCCAACAACTCAAGAATTGACACGCAGAATTGGTGATGGTATACTTACATATACAAGAACAGAAGATGGAAGATTTATTCCAGTTTGGTCAGAAAAAATATAGTCCTTGGGAGGGGCAGTGGAAACAGAGAGCACAGCAAAAGTATCAGCAGTACTTGGTTATACATTAAATCTTGGCAACTTTGAATCATTAAGGGTTGATCTTGGTGTTACCGATTTTGTTCGTAATGACGAAGATATTAAACAAGCACAAGATCGTGTTTACAAAATGGTTGAAGTTCAACTAATTGAAAAGGTAAACGAGGCAAAGGCAGAGTTGGCTTCAGACTAATATGGCTGAACGCAAAGACCGCATGGCTTTGCTTAGTCGGTACAACAAACTGCATTTGCAAAGACACGAAACAAAGTCAAACCTTAACTTAAATGTTGAGCAATGGGCTGCCGATGCATTAATAGAGTCATATGGTATTCAAGAATGTTACGATTTGTTATCATATTATTTTGATGTATCAAAAAATCCATCTTGGAATAATTTTGCTTATAACGCAGAACATTTGTTTCGTGGTAAAATTGCTATAGAGCAAGATTTAAAAGAGCGAAAAGAACGCAGAAAAAAGGCTAGGGAGTGGCTAAGTGATTAATACAGAATCTAAATTAATTTCTGCACTCTTAAACGACAAACAAATACACATATTGTTGCAGGCTAATGCAGAAAACATTATGCGTACCCATGTTGACGTTTGGCAATTCATTCGTAAGTATGTAGAGGCAAATGGTTCAGTTCCACCAGTTTCTTTAGTCGTAGAAAAATTTAGAGATTTTGTTCCAGAAAAAGAGGTTGGATCTACCAAACATCATTTAGAGGAATTACAGGTTGAATATTTAAACGAAAGCATAAAAGATATTCTTAGATCTGCAGCATCCGAAGTACAGGCTGGCAACGGGACAGCAGCGCTTAGTAATTTAATATCAAAAACAGCAGAACTAAAGAAAAATACCTCAACAATACGAGACATTGATGCAACAGACATTCATTCTGCTATTGCATATTTTGAAAACGTTCGCAAAGAACAAAAGTTAGGCAAGATAGGTATTAAAACTGGCCTGCCAGGATTTGATAATTATCTCCCATCTGGAATCATGCCAGGTCAACTTGGTATCTTTCTTGCCTATCCAGGCATTGGTAAGTCATGGCTATCATTATATTTTGCAGTTCAGGCATGGAAGCAGGGAAAAACTCCATTAATTATTAGTCTTGAAATGTCAGAAGTGGAAGTTCGTAATCGTGTTTATGCAATCATGGGAGAAGGCTTGTGGTCACATCGTAAACTTAGCAATAGTGAAGTAGATACTGAGATGTTGTTAAAGTGGCACAAAGATAAAATTGAGGGTAAGCCACATTTTCATATTGTTTCTAATGATAATGGCGGAGAAATTACTCCCTCTGTAATTCGTGGAAAAATTGATCAGTATAGTCCAGACTTTGTAATTGTAGATTATTTACAACTTATGAGTCCAAACCAAAAATCTGAAAATGAGACGGTACGTATGAAAAATCTATCTCGTGAACTTAAACTAATGTCTATTGGTGAGGAAGTTCCTATCATTGCCATTTCATCTGCTACACCTGATGATGTTACTAATTTAAATACCGTGCCAACATTAGGTCAAACTGCTTGGTCAAGACAAATTGCTTATGATGCCGACTGGGTTCTTGCACTGGGTCGTGCATTCAATAGCGATACAATAGAGTGTGCATTTAGAAAAAATAGAAATGGATTTATGGGAGATTTTTTAGTTCAGGTAGATTTTGATAAAGGATATTACAGATACAAAGATTTTGAGGACAAGAATGTTTAACGAGACATACACAGAAGAGCAGGTAGAGCGAGCACTCAATGGGGTTGGTATTGAGATTGTTTCTCAAACAGAAAGCAACTTTATGATATTTTGCCCATTTCACAACAACTCTCGCACACCAGCAGGAACAATATCCAAAGAAAAAGGTTTGTTCTTTTGTTTTGGCTGTCAAACTAGCAAGAACTTAGTAGAATTTGTTATGTCTGTCTCTAATAGAACCTATTTTGAATCGGTAAGATATATAAAACAAAAAGATAAAGAAGTAAATATTGAGCAGTTAGTAAACAAAAAATTGTATACAGCACCTGAATTTGTTCAGTTTGACGAAGTATTAATTAAAAGATTAAACAATCAGGCATTAGAGACACCAAAAGCAATGAATTATTTTTACAGTCGTAGAATAACAGAGGGTTCAGTCAAAAAGTTCTCTCTAGGATATTCTGAAAAACAAAATTTTGTAACTATTCCAGTTCAGTCTCCAGATGGAATGACTATTGGATTTGTGGGTAGGTCAATTGAAGGAAAAGATTTTAAGAATACGCCAGGGTTGCAAAAATCAAAAATTCTATTTAATTTACACAGAGTTAGATCTTCTAAGTTTGTATATGTTGTAGAGTCTTCTTTTGATGCAATTAGACTAGACCAAGTAGGTTTTCCAGCGGTTGCTACGCTGGGGGCTAACGTATCATCTGTACAGATGGGCTTGTTAGAAAAGTATTTCAGTGATGTTATACTTATAGCAGACAATGATGAAGCGGGGGCAACAATGACAGATCGTATTTTAAGTAAAATAGGTTCTAAAGTTGCTGTTGTAAACATTGACAAAAAATACAAAGATATAGGCGAGATGAGCGACGAGGAAATTAAAAAACTAAAATACAAGTTTGACAACTCAATAATCGCTATGCTAGAATAAAAATAAGGAGAAAAATGACAATAGTAAAAGGGCTAAAGAATATCAACGCTCTAGTTGATAAGCCAAAGTATGAAGGCAATAAGGTTCGTTGGTTAAAGTTAGCAGACGGACAATCGGTAAAAATTCGTTTTGTTGAAGAACTAGACGAAGATTCATCTAATTACAATGAAAAGCGTGGTCTTGCTTTGGTTGTAAAAGAGCATACAAATCCAAAAGATTATAAGCGTCGTGCTCTAGACACAATGGATTCAGAAGGTCGTGATTGGGCAGAGGAAATGCATCGCAAAGACCCAAAGGCTGGATGGAGAACACGTCTTCGTTTTTACTGCAATGTTTTAGTGGATGATGGCATTGAGGATGCATACCCTGCAATTTGGGCAATGGGTGTAAGCAAGCAGTCATCATTTAATACAATTCGTGAATATGCACTTGAAACTGGTAGCATATCAAATTTAATGTGGAAACTGAAGCGTAACGGTCAAGGTACCGAAACAAGTTACACATTAATTCCAGGAAGTCCAGATAAAGAACCATTTGATTGGTCTAAGGTTGAGCCATATCCATTAGAAAAGGCTCTTAACAAAATTCCTTATGCCGAACAAGAAGCATTTTATCTTGGTTATGACACACCATCTGCTGGTTCTTCCAGCGCTGAGTGGTAATACTTAGTGTCTTACGTTGGGCTTCACGTTCACACACACTATTCATTAATGGATGGTGTGGCTACTCCACAAGAATATGTCAGTCGTGCTCTTGAGTTGGGTATGCCTGCAATTGCGATTACAGATCACGGTACTCTTTCTGGGCACCGTGAGATGTATCGTCTTTGTAAAGAAGCGGGTATAAAACCAATCCTTGGCATAGAAGCATATCTAGCAATAGACAGATTTGATAAAAGAGATAAATCAGAAAGAACTGGTCCTCTTGATTTAAATTATTTTCACATTGTTCTTTTAGCCAAAAATCAACAAGGTTTGGAAAACCTAAATAAGTTAAATGAGATTGCTTGGACAGAGGGTTTTTACAAAAAACCAAGAATTGATTTTGAGGTTTTACAAAAATATAAAGATGGGATTATTGTTTTATCTGCTTGTCAAAGTGGAATAATAGCAAAAGCAATTGAAGTAGAAGAGTATGCTCAGGCTAAAAAATATTTAGAATGGTTTAAAAATAATTTTGCTGACGATTTTTATATTGAAATTATGCCACACAACAAAAAAGAAATAAATGATTCACTTATTGAACTTGCTAAGGCATATTCTGTTAAGATTGTTGTAACTCCAGACTGTCACCATTCAACTGTTAATCAAAAAATTATTCAAGAAATGATGTTGCTTCTTAATACCCATGCAAAATTAAAAAAAGATGTTACATATGAAAAATCTAAAAAACAAAAGAATATGATGGATCGTCTTGATTATTTGTATGGTGAAGATAGACAGATGTCTTTCCGCTCATTTGATATTCATTTGTTGTCTTATGAAGAAGTGTTTGAAGCAATGGCAAAACAAGGTATTGAAGATCAACAAATGTTTGACTCAACTCTTGAAATAGCAAACAAGGTAGAAGATTACGACATTAAATTTAATTTAAGTTTGTTACCAGTTCAATACAAAGATCCAGATGGACAGTTAGCAGAACTTGCGTTTGCTGGATTAGAAGAAAAAAGACTTAACTCTAATTGGCTTGGCAATGACATATATGAGCAAAGACTTGATGAAGAGTTATCAATTATTAGAGATAAAAAGTTTGCACCATACTTTCTTGTAGTTCAAAATATGATTAGTTGGGCAAAAAAAGAAGATATCTTGGTTGGTCCAGGTCGTGGATCTTCCGCTGGCTCACTGGTTTGTTATTTGCTTGGAATTACAGATATTGATCCACTAGAGCATGATCTATTATTTTTCCGTTTTATTAATCCAGAACGTAATGATTTTCCAGATATTGATACTGACATTCAAGATACACGTCGTGAAGAAGTAAAAGATTATCTTGTTAGACAATATAGACATGTAGCCTCTATTGCAACGTTTTTACAGTTTAAAGATAAAGGGGTTGTAAGAGATGTTTCTCGTGCATTGAACATACCTTTGCCAGACGTCAATAAAGTATTAAAAACTGTAGATACTTGGGATAGTTTTGTAACATCAAAAAATTCTGAATGGTTTCGTGAAAAATATCCAGAAGTAATTGTTTATGGAGAACAACTTCGTGGTCGAATTCGTGGCACTGGAATACATGCTGCTGGTGTTGTAACTAGCAAAGAACCAATTTTTAGACACGCACCTATGGAAACTCGCTCTTCTCCTGGATCGGATGAACGAATTCCAGTTGTTGGTGTTGACATGGAAGAAGCAGAAAAAATTGGATTAATTAAAATTGATGCTTTAGGATTAAAAACTTTGAGCGTTGTTAAGGACTGTATTGATGTTATTAAAAAAAGAGAAGGAACTGTTGTTGATCTTTTTAATATTGATATGAATGACAGTCGTGTTTACGAAATGCTGTCTGACGGCTATACAAAGGGTGTGTTTCAATGTGAAGCAACTCCATATACTAATCTGTTAGTTAAAATGCGTGTAAAAAATCTTGCAGAATTGGCTGCTTCTAATGCACTAGTTCGACCAGGAGCCATGAATACCATTGGAAAAGACTACATTGCACGTAAACATGGTCGTCAAAACATAAACTATCTGCATGAAATCCTAAAACCAATCACTCAAGAAACATATGGGTGTATTCTATATCAAGAGCAAGTTATGCAGGCCTGCGTTGAACTTGGAAAAATGACAATGGCTGAGGCTGACAAGGTTCGTAAAATTATTGGAAAGAAAAAAGATGCAAGAGAGTTTGATGCGTTCAAAGATAAATTTGTTAAAGGCGCTTCTGCTTTTATTACTCCTAATGCCGCTTTGGATTTGTGGCATAATTTTGAGGCTCATGCTGGGTATTCGTTCAACAAATCACATGCCGTTGCTTACAGTACTCTCTCGTATTGGACGGCGTGGCTCAAACACCACTATCCGCTAGAATTTATGTTTGCACTTCTCAAAAATGAGAAGGATAAAGATACGAGAACAGAATATTTAATAGAAGCAAAACGAATGAATATTGTTATTAAGTTGCCACATATAAACGATTCAGACATTGATTTTAAAATTGAAGGCAAGACTATTCGCATTGGTTTATCTGCTATCAAATGGATATCAAATACAATTGCACAAAAATATATTGCAGCAAGACCATTTACTTCTTACAAGCAGGTAGAAGACTTTACTTTTACAAAAAAGAGTGGAGTAAATAGTCGTGCTTTGCAAGCAATGAATAGTGTTGGAGCAGTATCATTTCCAGATAATTTAAAAGATGATGAAAAAGTTAGAGAAAATCTTTATGAATATTTAAATTTGCCAGAATTTAATATTACCGTTCCTTCTCACTATCACGCTTTTATTAATGAAATTTGTGATTTTGAAGAAAAAGGATCTTTTATTTTAATGGGTATGATAAAATCAATTAAAAGGAGCAAAGGATGGTCAAGAGTTGAAATTTTGGACAAAAGTGGGTCTGTCGGTATATTTGACGATGAAAATACGACTATTGAGACTGGTCGTACTTATTTGGTTCTTGCTAATGACAACAGGATTGTTTCTTCAGTTCCTGTTGATGAAATAAAGGGATCGTCTAGTTCACTTGTAAAATTTTTGAATTATAAACAATTACCTTATAAAGACGATGAGATGTTTGTTGTAGCCTTTAAACAAAAAATTACTAAAAAGGGTAAAAGAATGGCTTCTCTTACTGTAGCAGATACCGCAAGAGAACTGCATTCTGTCACTGTGTTTCCAACATCTTTTGCAAAGGCATACATGAATATAAAAGAGGGTAGTGCCTATAAATTTGTTTTAGGAAAAACCAAAGAAGGAACAACAATAATGGAGGATGTAAATGTTAATTGACATAGAAAATGTATTATCTCAACTAGATCCTAGAATTCGTAAAAGACTTGGCACTGGAGAAAATATTAAAATTGAATATCAACCAACACCAAGTTACGGTCTTAATCGTGCTTTAAATGGTGGTCTCCCATATGGAAGACAGGTTCTTATCTGGGGTAGTAAATCAAGCGCTAAATCTTCTTTTTGTTTAGAGGTTATAGCGCTTGCTCAGGCTGCTGGTAAAAGTTGTGCATGGATTGATGCAGAAATGTCGTATTCCGAAGATTGGGCAAAAAAATTAGGAGTAGATACATCTAAATTAATTTATTCACAAACAAGAACAATTAACGAAATGGTTGACGTTGGAGTTGGATTAATGGAGGCAGGAGTAGATCTAGTTGTTGTTGATAGTATTACCTCACTTTTACCCGCAATTTATTTTGAAAAAGAATCTAACGAATTAAAACAACTTGAAAACACAAAACAAATTGGTGCAGAGTCTCGTGACTTCAGTAATGCATGGAAAATGATTAATTATGCTAACAATAAAGTAAAGCCTACCCTCTTTGTATTAATATCTCAATCAAGAAATAATATTAATGCTATGTATACTAATCAACAACCTTCTGGTGGACAGGCTACAAAGTTTTATTCATCTACTGTAATTAAGTTATTTTCTTCAGAATCTGAAAATCAAGCCATTAAAGGTAAAATTCATGTCGGAGATAAAATTATTGAAGAAAAAATAGGTCGTAAAGTTCGTTGGGAATTACAATTTTCTAAAACATCTCCTTCTTTTCAATCTGGTGAATATGATTTTTATTTTAGAGGGGATCGCGTTGGCGTTGACTCTGTAGGAGATCTTGTTGATACCGCAGAAATTCTTGGTCTTGTTTCAAGAACTGGTGCTTGGTATCAATTAGAAGATGGACAAAAGGTTCAAGGCAGAGATGGACTTATTAATCGCGTAAAGCAAGATTTAAACCTACAGGAAACATTAAAAAACAAATTACAAAATGTCTAACAAATTTAGTATTCTTGAAGGGAAATTTATTTGCAAATTTTGCAAAAGAGAGGTAAAAACAGTTAGAGTTTATATGGATACTGGAAAAGCAACGTGGATGTGTTCTGAAAAACACTTGTCAGAAATAAAACTTTTTCAGGTTGGCTATAAGAAAAAAAGGGACTATGAGCGAGAAAAATGAAAGCAAAAGAATTGGTGCTAAACAGCACAAAAATTCTGGACGAAATACCAAAAAGGGTGATGCAACCTGGAAAAATTTTATTGTTGATTTTAAAGAAAACGAAAAATCTTTTACCCTTAATCAAGATGTTTGGGCCAAGGCTGTTACTGATACTCTTAAAGCAGGTAAAGATAAATCACCAGCAATAATTGTAATTTTGGGCAAGGGAAATAAAAAAACACGATTGGCTATAGTAGAATTTGACTTATTAAATCAACTAACAGAGGAAAAAATATGATACAAGAAACGGGTAAAAATACAATAGATCAAGTAAATGGTTTGACAGAAATTGCAGAATACATGCAAGATGAAGAACTTACCACAGCCTTGACCTTTATTGCAAAACTCATACTAAAACCAGACATACCGCTGAATGTTGTAACTGTTGAGATTGTAAGATTACAGGCAATAGCAGCAAAAATGTCTTTTAAGGCTACTTGGATGGCAAATGTTGATAAAAGCAACAGAAGCAAGAAAAATATCTATTATACCGCTGCAGAAGCAATCAATAGTCTAGTTTCTGCGCTCAAGTATACAATACGATAACTGATATAATGGAATAAAGGACAAAAAATGAGTAAAAGTTTATTAAGAGAATTAATGACAAAATCTGAGACAAAAAAGGATTTTAAGAAAAAACTTTTTAGTCTTGAAGGTCTTACAGAAAAAATAAACTCTGGCTATCTTGTTGCAAATAAGTCAGAGATTAAAACTAAAAAAACGTTTGCACCATCTACACTAGCATACGGATATGGAGAGTGTCCAAGATATTGGTACTTTGCTTTTTCAGGTGCTAATTTTGATGAAAATTCTGACGCTTTTGGAATTGCTAATAGAACAAATGGAACATATAGTCACGACAGAATTCAGGATGCCCTTATAAATGCTGGAATTGTTAAAATATTTGAGAATAAAAATGAAAAAACTCAAGAAATAGAAAAAACAACAGAGTTTCAAGTAAGCAACGACAGTCCTCCAATTTATGGATGGGCAGATGGAATTATTAATTGGAATAATGAAGAGTTGCTTTTAGAAATTAAGACTGCTAACATTGAAGGTTTTGAGTATCGTAAACGAACTGGCAAAGCAAAAAGGGGTCACGTTTTACAACTTCTTATATACATGAAAGTTTTAGGATATAAGCGTGGGGTTATTCTGTATGAAAATAAAAACAACCACGAATTAGTTGCCATATTGGTAGAAGTAGATGATTATTATCGTGAGTACATGAATAATATTTTTGATTGGATGAGAAAAGTTAGGGCTGGTTGGATGAAAAATGAACTTCCAACAAAAAATTATAGATCTAATTCTACAATATGCAAAACTTGTCCTGTTAAAAAAACTTGTGATGATGCTGGTGCGGGAGTAGTGAAAATTACTTCATTGGAGAAATTGCGTGAAACGATGTGAGCGTTGTGATACAAGTTTTCAACCAAAAGTAAGTTATCAAATATACTGTGGCCAAGTTTGCAGAGACGAGGCAACTAAAGAAAAAATAGCACAAAGATATGAAATAACAAGAACACAAAAAAGAATTGGAAAACGAAGAATTTGTCTTGGTGGATGTGGATCACAACTATCTATTTATAATGACTCAGGATTTTGCTATAACTGCAATGTTTATGAAAAAAAAGTACAAAAAATGTTAAAAACAATAGAAGGATTTTTTGATTATGAACAAGACAACTGACGAACCAAAATCAATTTGTGCTATTGATGCCAGCACCAACACCGTTGCTTTTGCTTTTTATATAGATAAAAAATTATTTCAACATGGAAAAATTAATTTTCAAGGAGAAAATATATATCAAAAAACTATAAATGCTACAACCAAAGTAAAATCATTTTTTGAGCATTACAAGTATATTGAAGCGGTAGTTATTGAACATACCGTATTTATGAATAGTCCTAAAACTGCTGCAGATCTAGCCATGGTTCAGGGTGCAATTATTGGCGGTATTGGTTTGTCAGGAATTAAGACGATAGGTCGTGTATCTCCAATTACTTGGCAATCTTTTTTAGGAAATAAAAAATTAACAAAAGAAGAACAATTAAAAATAAGATCTTTAAATCCTAACAAAACACCCTCTTGGTATAAATCTTACGAAAGAGACTTTAGAAAAAAAAGAACAATTAAACTATTAGAAATTATTTATGATAAACAAATTTTAGATTATGATGTAGCAGATGCAGCGGGAATTGGTCATTGGGCGATTAACAATTGGGACAAAGCAGTAAAATTTGACAAGGAGTAGCCATGAGTGCTAAAATGTATCAGAGTCAGGTATGGCTTAAAAAACGATATCACATGGACAAAAAAAGTCCAGAAGATATTGCTAATGAATGTGGGGTAAGCGTAGAAACCATTTACGTATACCTTGCTAAATTTGGATTAAGGAAGTCAAAACGATGAAATTAAAACCAGTTTATAAAGACGTTAAACATTTTCATTATGATGATTTATATATACGTTCATTATCAGCGCCTTCAGGTAAAGAAATATTAATGAACTGTATGGCAATTGCACAAATGTTAATTGAAAAAAACATATCATATGGTGATTCTGCACTTGATCCAGTAAGAATTTTTAGCAAGACCAACCCAATAGAACAACTTCATGTCAGAATAGACGACAAGTTAAGTCGTTTAATGAAAGGAACTGATTACGTTGGAGACAATGACATTGATGATTTAATCGGTTATTTAGTTTTATTAAAAGTTGCAAAGGAAAAAAATGACAACAGACAATGAATTAGTTAAGCATTTAGATGAGATAAACAAAGTTGTTGAAGAGTATTTAAAGGGTAATGATCCAACCTCAATCTCTAAACAACTTGACATTCCAAGAACTAGAGTTGTTGCTCATTTAAACGAATGGCGAGTTATGGCTTCTGCGAACGATGCTATTCGTGCTCGTGCAAAAGAAGCACTTGTTGGAGCAGATACACACTATACTAAATTAATTAATCAAGCATACGAAGTAATCGATGAAGCAACCATGACATCAAACCTTAATGCCAAAAATACAGCCATTAAACTTGTTATGGATATTGAAGCAAAAAGAATTGACATGTTACAAAAGGCTGGTTTATTAGAAAATAAAGAACTTGCTGAAGAAATGGTAGAAATAGAAAAACGTCAGGAGGTGCTCGTTGGAATTCTTCGTGATATTGCATCTGAGCATCCAGAAGTTAGAGATTTAATTATGGCTAAATTATCTACTATTGCTAAAGAAGGAGAGGTAATTACAGTTGTCCACAATGTTCAATGATTTTATTGATGCATTAAAAGATGAGCAATTTGAAATAATTCCAATAGACGTAAAAACTTTTGTAGAATCTCCAGATTACCTCAATCAACCACCGCTTTCTTCAATTCAATACGATATTGTTGAGGCCATGAGTCAGGTGTATAAAAAAAATGATTTACAAAATTTAATGGGAACAGATGTTGGAGGAAAACATTATGAAAAATACACGAAAAATGAAATCATCTTACAGTTGGGCAAGGGTAGTGGTAAAGATCACACCTCTACTGTTGCTTGCGCTTATATTGTTTATAAGTTATTATGTCTCAAAGATCCTGCAAGATATTTCGGAAAACCAAGTGGAGATGCAATAGACATTATTAACGTTGCAATTAACGCAGAACAGGCTAAAAATGTCTTCTTTAAAGGTTTTAAAAATAAAATTGAGCAATCGCCATGGTTTGCAGGAAAATATGATCCTAAAGTAAACTCTATTAGTTTTAATAAATCTATTACAGTTTATTCTGGACACTCAGAAAGAGAGTCTCATGAGGGACTTAACTTATTTATGGCAGTATTAGATGAAATATCTGGTTTTGCTACAGAAGTTGGCACTGGTAACGATCAGGGAAAAACTGCTGACAATATTTACAAAGCATTTCGTGGAACAGTAGATTCTCGTTTTCCAGATCTTGGAAAAGTTGTACTTCTTTCATTTCCTCGTTTTGCTGGTGACTTTATTTCAAAACGGTATGAAGATGTAGTTGCTGACAAAGAAATAATAGAACGTAGACATAAATTTATTATAAACGAAGAACTACCTGAAGGACCAGACAATGAATTTGAAATTGTTTGGGAAGAAGATCACATCCTATCTTATAAATATCCAAGAATGTTTGCATTAAAAAGACCTACCTGGGAGGTAAATCCTACTCGTAAAATAGAAGATTTTAAAATTGCATTTTTAACAGATATGGGTGATGCTATGATGAGGTTTTTATGTATGCCAACTTTTTCATCAGATGCATTTTTTAAACAAAAAGACAAATTAGAAAAATGTATGACACTAAGAAACCCTCTAGACTCATATAGAAGGTTTGATTTGTCTTTTAAACCAGACCCTGATAAAATATATTATGTACATGCAGACTTAGCACAAAAACACGATAAGTGCGCTGTTGCTATAGCACATGTAGACAAGTGGGTAAATATACAGGTAATAAAAGATTATCAACAGGTTGCACCAATTGTTGTTGTAGATGCCGTGGCATGGTGGGAGCCAAAAATAGAAGGACCTGTAAATTTATCTGAAGTAAAAAATTGGATAATAAATCTTCGTAGAGAGGGATTTAATATTGGAACAGTAAGTTTTGACAGATGGCAATCTTTTGATATTCAACAAGAATTAAAGGCCGTTGGATTAAAAACAGATACTGTTTCAGTTGCTAAAAAACATTACGAAGATCTGGCTATGATGATTTACGAAGAAAGAATTGCAATGCCAAAAATTCCTTTGTTACTTGAAGAGATGAGCGAACTTAAGATTATGAAAAATAATCGTATCGATCATCCTCGTAAAAAATCTAAGGACTTGGCAGATGCCGTTTGTGGGGCGGTATTTGGAGCAATATCTCACACAAGTAGGGATTCCAACATAGAAATTGATATTCATACTTGGTCTTCTGCCACTAAACTTGCAGAAAAGCAAAGGAATATGGTAGAATTGGAAACAAGGGAATTACCTGACGATGTTAGAGATTTCCTGTCAGAATATAAATTAATATAAATAAAAACAAGGAGAAAAATGAATTCATTGAAGAAAATTGCACTTGTTGCCGCTGCAGCGCTGACAAGCACACTCTTTGTTGCCATACCGCAAGCACAAGCAGCAGTAACTAACGGATACGTATTATCTGATAGTTTGGCTAATGGTGCTCGTGGAGTAACAGTATTGGCAGATACAACCAAAGCAGAGGCTGGTATTAATGCAATTGTTGCATTGACTACAAGTGATACTTTGGCTGCAACAGCAGATGATAACGTATCATTAGAAATTGCTGGGCCTGCTACATTTACTGATTATACGGCAGCGGGATCAAACCCTACAGGGGTTACACTTACCAGTTTAGGTAAGTTATTTACTTTTACAGCAACTACAACCGCAGCAGTAAACTTACCAACAAATGTTAAGTTAACTGTAAACGGTGCAGGAACTGTAACGGTAACACAAAAGAAGAAGGTTGGATCAACCACTTCTACAATTGATATTAAAACAATCTACGCAGGAACAACTGCAAAGACAAATATATTGTCTGTGGCAGATTCCTATGTTCGTGTACAAGATACATCAACACAAGGAACATTAACATCTAGCGTAGATGTTGCTGGATCAACAACCGTTACCAATGGTAGTACAGGTTACATTAACATCCGTGCAATGGATGCCTATGCAGCCCAATTATCAACTAGTGGTGTAATTCAGGCAAGCGCAACTGGTGGTGCAGTAGTAGCATTTGATGCTGCTCCAAGCACACAAGTAAATTCAGCAGCCAAGACTGGTACTGCTGGAGTTCTATATGTGGTTCAAGGAACTGCAAATGAGAATAGTCCAGTAACTACAACAGTTACAATTACATTTAACGGTGCAACTCTTGCAACAAAAACCATTACATTTACAGGTCGTGCAGCATCAATCTTGGTAACAGGAGTAGATATTGCACAATCTGGTGGAGCACGTACAGGAACTTATGACTTTGTTGTTAAAGATTCCGCTGGTAATCAGTTGGCTGGTATTACTCCAGTTGCCGATACAACCAAGTACACATCACAAGTAACCGCTGTTTCTGTAGGTGGAGCATCATCTGCAACAGCAGTACAAACAGGTGGATGGACATGTGCTTCTACATCAGGTTCATCAACAGTTCGCATTAAGCATACACATTCAGATGCAACAGTTATTAATTCAAATGACTTTGTTGCAGCATGTGCTGCTGGTGTGAACAAGTACACAGCAACTCTTGATAAGAAAGAGTACAAGGCTGGAGAAATTGCAACACTAACAATCTCAGCAACAGACATAAATGGTGCTAAAGTTCACGGTGCTGCAACTCTGGGCGCTGGTGTAGCAATCTCAGGCGGACAGTTGACAGCAGTTTCTGCTCCAACATCTGCTGATGTATTTGATACCGCTGGATCAAGATCAATTAAGTTTACAGTAGGTAATACTGCTGGAGCGTATAACTTGATCGTAGATCTACCAGCATACGTAGCAACTGATTCTGCAAAGACAGTTGCATACTCTATCGTTGATGCTTCAGGTGCAGTATCTAATGCTGAGGTTCTAAAAGCAATTGTTGCTCTTATTGCTCAAATTAACAAGCAAATTGAGGCACTGCAGAAATTAATTCTTGCAACAAATAAAAAGAAGTAATTTCTTAATAAAATTAGAGGGTAGATTAATTTCTACCCTCTTTTTTTATGCATAAAAATGGTATAATTAATAGTACAATTAAAAATAGGAGATGCCCCCTAATTGAGTAAATTAAAACAAAGACTAATATTAGCCTTTGGGGTTGGCTTATGTTTGACAATTTTTGGAATTATGGCTCCTGATCGTGCTGGGGCTACAGAAAATCAACAACAGGTTGTTATTAGCCCTGCCCAGCAGGCAGTTAATACAGCCCTTGCAACCGCCACTACAGAGGTTCAGCAGGCTATTGCAGCCACTGATACAGCAACCGCTACCATTGTAGTAGCCCAAACCGAAATTACACAGGCTCAAACAGCGGTATCAGAAATAGCACCAGCAATTGCTACAGCACAAAATAATATATCATTAATAGATACCGCCACAACAACCATAAATAATATTGACCTTGCCACTAATCCAATTGATCAAAGTTCTCA